GGCTGATGTGGACTGGCTGATCATCGCAGGAGGCGGTGGTGGTGCCCGTTCTGGTGGGGCGGGTGGAGCGGGCGGTATGCAGTCCAGTTCTGAGGCGGCACATTCAGTGTTTGCAGCGAGTACCACATCTGGTGATAGCGGCACGGCTACTCACACGATCACCGTAGGCACAGGAGGAGCGGCTGATCTCACCAGTGGTGGAACCGCTGGGAACGACGGTGTTGACAGCGTGGCATTGGGTACCACTTCTGCGGGCGGTGGCGCAGGTGGGGTTTACGGCAACGCTGGGGTCACGGGTGGTTCTGGTGGCGGCGGCCCTATTAGCACAGCAGGTGGTTCGGGAACCGCTGGTCAAGGTAACGACGGAGGCGCTGGGGACACTGGTTCTGGTGGTGGCGGTGGCGGCAAAGGCGCTGTTGGTGTGGATGGATCGGTGAAGGACGGAGGCGATGGTGGTGCGGGAGCCACAGGATACGGGATCACGGCAACCACACCGACCTACGCAGGCGGTGGCGGTGGCGGTGGTGCCGACGGTGGCGGTGGCTCCTCAGGAGCGGGTGGCTCTGGCGGCGGCGGTGCGGGGGCATTCCAGACAGTTGCTGGGGGGGCCGTACCGAACACTGGTTCTGGCGGCGGCAGCGAATACAACAATATCGCCGCTAGTGGCGCTGGCGGTGCGGGCATTGTCATCATCCGATACGAGGTGGCCGCATAATGGCTGATCCCGCATACATTGTTGACGGTGTTCTCACTGATGGTGAGGCATGGGTCGGTATCGCCACGACAACGCTTGGTTCGGACACGGCCAGCATCACGTTTACATCCACCGACGACGGACAAGTGGGCGATTTCAGTCAGTACATGGATCTTGTTGTCATCACATACGGGAGAACCGCTACGGCTGTTACCCAGGACAACATCTGGATGCGTTTCAACGGCGACACGACTAACGGCAACTATGCGGGCCAGTACTTTGAAGGCAACGGTTCGTGGGCGACGGCGAACCCTGAGGCTCAACCGATTGTCGGAATTCTGCCAGCCAACTCGGCGTCAGCAAACATCTTCGGCGGCATGGTGTCGCACCTGTTCGATGTGAACTCTGGGAAGTTCAAGAGTTCGCTACACCAGTCGGCATGCGATGTCGATGGCGCTGGCCGTGTATGGCTACAGACGCTGACATGGAAGAATCAGTCGCCGATTACGTCCGTTCAGGTGATTTCCAAGAACGCAGGCAACTTGAAGGACGGCTCGATGATTTCGTTGTTTGGTGTGCTGCCAAGGATGGTTGCCTGATGGCCGTTATCGAAGCAATCGAAACCGTGTATTTGGAGGCTGATGCTGCATCGGTGACGTTCTCGTCGCTGGGGTCGTACGAGCATCTCCAGTTGCGGATGAACCTGAGAACTCTCCGTGCCAGCAACTATGAAACAGTCGGGATTCGGCTCAACGGCGACACGGCCAACAACTACTCCACACACAGGATGTACGGCACAGATACTTCTACGGCTGCTGGACCTGAAACGGCTACGGACCGTGCCTTAGCGGCAGGGCAGATGGTTACTACCACTATGGACCCTCGCACCGTGTACGGCTCTGCAATAGTTGACATCCTTGACTACCGAAATGCAAGCAAGAACACGACTCTGATGTTCTTCTCTGCCAATGTCGGCACCTCTAAGGACCCGTACGTCACGTTTGGGAGCGGGTTGTGGGATGCCACGACTGCGGTATCCACGATCCTGTTGTACCCAGCGAACGGGTCAGCGGGTTTCACCCGTGGTTCTGAGTTCACCCTCTACGGATTGAAGTCCTCCTGATGGCTGCTTTCACTGTTATCGACCACACTGAGATTGGTGTCGCTGCCGCCTATTGGGAGGAAACGGGCATCCCGACATCCTATGACCATTTGATGATTCTGGTTTCAGGTCGGGACAGCAGCGCAGGTGCGGGACGTTACGGAAAAATGCAGTTCGGGGACGGGTCGTTGGACACGGGCACCAACTATTCGGCAACGAATCTGCTGGCGAGAACTGCTACACCGACATCTTCAGGGGAAACTGGCGCTGACAGGATCCCGTTGTATTACACCTCTGATGACAACGACACCGCCGACACATTTGGTGCATACAGGATCTGGATTCCGCACTACGCGAACACGGCGAACTACAAGCAGGTGTTTGCTCAAACGGCAGCCGAAAATGCTTCGACCCCCGACTATACATGGTCGATCGGTTTGATTGCTGGACTGTGGCAATCGACAGACAACATTGAGCGCATTCGGATAAACGCTGGTACAGGTGACTGGATGCAGTATTCAACATTCACGCTGTACGGCGTGACAGGCGCTTAGGAGGCGCAATCATGCCAAGACAAAAAGTAGTCAACGGGGTCTACTACGACCTCACACCAGAAGAAGAAGCGGAACTGGAGGCACAGGCTGAGGCCGCTGATCTGGACATGTCGATGGTCCGCTCCCAGCGTGACAGCCTGTTGCGCTCCACGGACTGGACGCAGGTCGGGGACGCTGCTTTAGGTGACCACACCGCTGAGGAATACGCAGAGTGGCGTCAGGCTCTCAGGGATCTGCCGTCGGTGTACAGTCGTGTGTCTGAGGTTGTGTGGCCGCTCAACCCGCCCGACCAGGTGATTGAGGATGCCCGCTTGGCGGCGCTTGAAGAAGCGGCCGAATGACCGAAACTGTGTTAGAAACCCCCAACCCTGCCTGCACTATACAAATGGGTGGTACGGCGTGCCCTTTTTGTGCAGCGCCCATGCAACGCGCAGGCTCATGTCTGGTGTGCCCCATGTGCGGTGAAACGAGCGGTTGCTCCTGATGGAATGGATCGGCTTCGCAGGACTGGTAGCCGCCGCTCTCATAAGCGGCGTCTTCGCGGTAGTCGCATCCAAGTATCGCCGTGAAAACACGGCGCAGCACGCAGCGAACCAGGTTCGACTCGACGCCATCGGCACTGACATCTCTGAAATCAGTAAGGATGTGCGTTCTGTACGTGAGTGGCAGCATCGTCATTTGGAGTGGCATGCGGAGCAGGGGGCGGCGTAATGGGTGTTGTGTATAAGCCGACACACAAGATGGTGGGACAGAACGCTATCTCTATTGAGTACGAACTTCGCAAACTGTCTCAGACTTTAGCGGCGCAGGTAGCGAACATGGATGCGAACAGACTAGGAATTTTCGGAAAGCGGGATTAGATGGGCATTAGAAGAGCAGCGTCGGAATACGGGTCGGCCCTGGGTGACGAACAGGTCGCAGTGTCAAACACTGCTATTGGTATTACTGCTACGACTGGCGCTGTGGCAGCTTTGGTTACCAATGGTGCGGAACCCATCAGGGTTCGTTGGGGGACTCCCACGGCGAGTGTGGGGCATTATTTGAATCCTTACAGTGTGCTGGACCTGTATGAGGACGACATGTCTGATGTGAAGTTTATTCGGGTGTCGTCTGACAGCACGATTGATGTTACTTACTTCGGTTAGGAGCGACCATGCCGTCGAGGATTACGCAGAGAATAGATCAGGTTTCCACTGGGGACATTTCGGCTGTTACGGCTGGAGATGGTCTGAGCGGAGGGGGCACCTCGGGTGCTGTAAGTCTTGCGCTGGACATCAACGAGTTGGGGACGGCTACGGCGGTTTCAACGGATTACATCGCCATAGAGGATGTCACGGATAATACGACGAAGAAGGCGCTTGTTTCAGACATTGTGTCTTTGGGGGATATTACTGGTGTCACGGCGGGCACGAACATCTCAGGCGGGGGAGTCAGTGGAACAGTCACCGTAAATCTTGCTGTTGACGCTGCCGTTGACATGGGAACTGACGGATCTGGCGTGGATGTGACGTTCCATTCCGCCACCGCTGGCGACAACATGCTCTGGGATGCCAGCGATGAGAAGTTGGTCATCACAGGCACCGACGGGGCGAACGCCTTGGAGGTGGCCGACGGTGATGTCGAGATCACCGACCAACTCACTGTCTCTGGTGGTCTGGTAGCCCCTCTCCAGACCAATGCCCAGACAGGCACGACGTACACGTTCGTTCTAGCCGACGCTGGGAAGTTGGTTACTTCATCGAACGGCTCGGCGCAGACGCTCACGGTGCCGCCCAACTCGTCTGTTGCTTATGCAACTGGTACCCAGATCATTGTGGCGGCTCTGGGGGCTGGGACTGCGACGCTGGCTGCTGGCGCTGGTGTGACTTTGCGGTCGAAAGATAGTGCTTTGGATATTGATGGTCAGTATGCGGCGGCTAGTTGTGTGAAGGTTGCCACCGATGAGTGGCTGGTATTCGGGGCGCTCGCCTAAGGGGCTGAGGTTTGATGGCTGAATACACTTGGCGGCAACAGCGCAACATCGACTTGGGGCGTAGCCCATATTTCAATGACGTTATGGTTGACGC